ATGACGAAGAAAAAAGCACATAAACCTGGTTCGGCGACCATTGCGCTTAACAAGCGTGCTCGCCACGAGTATTTCATCGAAGAAGAATTCGAGGCAGGCCTTGCGTTGCAGGGCTGGGAAGTAAAATCGCTGCGTGCCGGGAAAGCCAATATCGGCGACAGCTACGTGATCCTGAAAGACGGTGAGGCCTTCCTGTTCGGCGCGAACTTTACGCCGCTGACCGTCGCCTCTTCACATTACGTCTGCGATCCTACCCGCACCCGTAAGCTGCTGCTGAACAAGCGCGAACTGGAATCCCTCTACGGACGCATCAACCGCGAAGGCTTCACCGTGGTGGCGCTCTCTTTGTACTGGAAAAACGCCTGGTGCAAAGTGAAAATCGGCGTGGCGAAAGGTAAGAAACAGCACGACAAACGTACTGACCTGAAAGCACGCGAGTGGCAGCTCGACAAAGCACGTATCATGAAAAACGCAGGACGTTGATTCTGCGCACTTATTGTACTATTCAATAAGTTAGCGTTTCGGGCTGGTGTCGAGGAAGTAAAATCTGGTATACTGAGTTCAACACTATTGGGGCTGATTCTGGATTCGACGGGATTTGCGAAACCCAAGGTGCATGCCGAGGGGCGGTTTGCCTCGTTAAAAGCCGCAAAAAAATAGTCGCAAACGACGAAAACTACGCTTTAGCAGCTTAATAACCTGCTAAGAGCCCTCTCTCCCTAGCTTCCGCTCTTAAGACGGGGATCAAAGAGAGGTCAAACCCAAAAGAGATCGCGTGGAAATCCTGCCTGGGGTTGAAGCGTTAAAACTAATCAGGCTAGTTCGTTAGTGGCGTGTTTGTCCGCAGCTGGCGTGCGAATGTAAAGACAAACTAAGCATGTAGTACCGAGGATGTAGAAATTTCGGACGCGGGTTCAACTCCCGCCAGCTCCACCAAATAAAACAAGGGGTTACGTGAAAACGTAGCCCCTTTTTCTATTTCGATGGCGGCAAAATGGCGACAGGCTTTTGGACTGGCGACAAAAAAACCCGCTTTGAGAGCGGGTTCTTTTTAAAAATTCATGTGCCCTTGCCCATCCTTTCCCGGATGTGGGGGCGCAGAAGAAATCACATTAGGCTTTATGATATGCCTAACAAATGTTTCATGCGTGACAAAAGTACAACCGCAGTTGATATTTTGGCACTGGTTGTAACGTTCTTTGGTTGTTGCTGATACCTGAAAACTGCTTCTTGTATGGGCTGCCTGGCCGCACTCTGGACAATTCATCATTCCGGTTATCCCACCACTTTTGCCAAAATCACAACAATGATACATCATTATTTAATTTTGAGAACCCATTACTCCATTTCGAGATCATCAATCTTCACTTCAAGCTCAAGAGCCGTAGTAAAACCATTATCTGCACTGACACTATGCGTCAGGGTGGTAATGGTCCATTCGGCATCATCAATGGGCTGTTTAAAGCCGCTCACCTTCACCGGCATTTCGGTATACAGATCAGCCCTCCCCTCTGCGAGCTGCAGGGAGAATGTTGCTACCCCGCGCTGCAGGCGCTCCCACTGCATCTTTGCCGCTCGCTCTGCATTGCTGCGGTTTGCATAAGTTCTGTTGAGTACCAGCACGTTTTCATCCGTTCCAACCAGGTAATCTCCCTGTTTTGCTTCCGGCTCCTTTGCCGCAGTGGTTTTCTTTCGACGGCGCTTAACCTTTGCCGTATCTTTTTTCTTTGGCTCACGGGTATGGAGCCAGCTGGCAATTACCCCCGTATAGGCATCGCGATCAGCCAGGGTAAAACGATGACCGTCACCGGCCTGGCGGGTGATGGTGATAACCGGCAGCGGCTTACCGCTTGCCGTTCTGCCCTGCCCCTGGCGGATAAACAGCAGATTGCCGTCCTTAACTGAGGCTATCGCCCCATACTGCCGCGCCAGCTTCATCAAAAAGCTGGCGTCGCTTTCATTAGTCTGGTCAAGATGATCAACAGGCTTGTCCAACAGGTCCTTTCCCAGCGCTATCTTTAATTTATGCCTGCCCGCGATTTCCTTCACGACTTCGCCCACCGTTGTCTGGTGCCAGGACTTTTCACGCCGCGTATTAAGGGTTTCACGGAAATCTGCACTACGCGCGCGGATTGTGAGACGGTCAGGCGCGCCGCTGTGCTCAATCTCATCGACAGTAAAGGCCCCTTTCGGAAAAAGAGGCTGACCTTTCCACCCCAGCGCAAACTGAATAATTGCCCCCCGACGCGGCAGAACGATTTTCCCGTCCGAGTCGTCCAGCTCCAGATCAAGCTGGTCCGCTTCAAAGCCCCGGTTATCCGTCAGCGTCAGACTCATCAGGCGCGCATCCAGCACGGTAGTCACATCTTTACCTTCAATGATGATGCTGAAACCGGGGGTTTTACTGTTCAGGTTCAGGAGTTCAGAGGTGAAATTCACTGCAGTAACCCCCCAACCGTATTTTTCATATTGCCTATCGCAGAGGTGGCGGAGTCCTGCAAATTACTGAGCTGATCGCTGAGGCTGCCAAACATATCAGACAGCGATTCATCCACCCGTTTCAGGCTCAGCGAAAATTCGATGCGCCGGGGCATACCGCTCTCAAAAAATTCTGTTTTTGTCTGGCTCAGACTCTCGATCACAAACATGCCGTAAATCGTCCCGCTCCCCTCAATCAAGGGCCAGGCTTTCCCCAGCTCCGCCATCTGCTCCAGCGCCAGCAAAGACAACCTGCCGCCGGTAATCTCCGGCAGCAGGACGCCGGACAGCGTAAGCGAATCGTTATCCGGCCCAAGAAACTGCGTTGTCGGGCGCCGGTTTACCCGGCCGTTAGCAGCGTGCCGCCAGCTGCGCTGATACTGCAGCTCCTGATAGGGTACGGTGCGCAGCATGAATACGTATAACCCCAGCACCATCATCATTATTCGTAACCCCCTCGATCACTGAAATTACTGCGTGTTTTTGCCCTGGCCCTGCGCTCTCGCTCATCAAGCTGCCGAGCCACCTCCCGGGCGATATCCTGCGCGCTTTGCCCTGGCTGGGCGACAATATGAATTGGCGCGCTTATCTCGTACTTAATGACCTGCGGCTGTCTTTCTGCCTTCGCCGACGGCGCCGGTTGCGTCCTGACAGGTACACTGTACGGATGAATTGGCGCGGCTTCTGCCGGGGCAGCCGCCAGGCCCATTACGCCAGCGACCACGGAAGCGAACACCTTCTGGCGCATAGCCATCGGGTCAGCCCTGTTATCCGTGATTTCCGTAATGGCCGGTGCTGGCATGACAGCCGCAGCGATATCAGCCAGCTCCGCAGCTCGCTCCCGACCAGGACGATTTACCGGGGCGTTAACAATCTCAGGCGGCAGTATTAACCTGCTTTCAGGCCGTTGCTCCGGGCTGGCTGTTACATCACGAACCGGGCTTACCGTTGCCGCCAGTTTCACCAGCTCAGTTGTACGATTAATTACCGGAAGATTTGCCGGACCGTTCACACTATCAGGCGGCAGAACTATCGTGCGTTCAGGATATTGTTTAGCGCTGGCCGGTTCCGTCCGGGATGGATTGAGCGTTGCCGCCACCCTTGCCAGATCAGCAGTCCGTTTCCTCCCGGTGACATTGGCGGGCCCGTTAACGATCTCTGGGCCATTCTCACCCACGATGCCGAACTGGCCGCGCGGAATGGTACCGCCGCTGTCGTACATGCCAGCAAAACCCATCGGCGGGAATCCGCCAGGCGGCAGCACCACTTTACCGTCTCTGTTTACCGTGGCTGGTTGCTGCCGCGTGACCTGCTCAGGAAGCTTCGCTTTGGCCGCTTCCTTGCTGACAATGCCAAGTTTTTCAAGCAGCCAGGACACGCCCGATTTAAGCGAATCCAGCGGGTGCATGACCATGTTCAGCCCTGCCGCCAGCGCCTCCCCAAACTGCCGCCCCATCGACGCCGCGCTTTGCAGCTCTGCAGAGGTGGATTTAACCGGCGTCAGCAGATCAGTAAACCAGCCCCACAATGCCTGGACCTTGTCACCTATCCACTGGAAAACAGGCTGCAGTGGCTCAAACGCCGCACTGACAGGCGCAGCTGCAGCTTTGAATCCTTCAACCACTCCGCCTAAAAATGCGCTTATCGGCTGCCAGTATTTCCAGACAACCAGCGCCACGCCAGCCAGCGCCGCCACAACGAGCCCTATCGGACTAAGCAGGGAGCCCAGCAATCCAGAAATCCCGTACAGCGCAACGCGAAGGAGGGCCAGCGGGCCGGACGCCAGGAAACGCAGCACGCCACCGGCAGCGGATAATCCCCCGCGCAACGCGGCCAGCGGATTCATTACCATGCCGATAATGTTGCGAATACCCGACATTCCGCCGCGAAGGACAGCAAGCGGCGCACCGGCCAGCGCTTTCAGCGCATTGCCAGCCAGCCCGGCAGAACGGCGCAGGGAGTTAAGGGGAGACGCCAGCAATCCGGTGCTGCTGCCGGATGCCGCCAGGCCACGGCGCAACAGGGAAAGCGGCGCATTTGCCAGCCAGGACAGCGCGCCGCCGGTGCGGGTCACTGCAGACATAACGGAGGGGAGTGTTTTTACACCCAACACGGACAGGCCAAAACGGATCACCGCCAGCGGCCCCAGCACGGCAGCCACGGCCACCGCCAGCGTGCCGAGCACAACGGTGATCGCAGCTGTGGCTGCAGCCACTTTCATCAGCGTGCCCGCCAGCTGCGGGTTAGCCTCAACCCATCGACGCAGTGCCCCGGTAACGTTTTTGACGTACCCCATGATATCCATCAGCGGCTGGCGCAGGGTTTCACCCAGGCTACTGAAAGCGTTCGGCGCGCCAGTTTTCACAAGCAACCACTGCGCGGAAAGTGAATCCTTATTGATATCGGATTCTTTCTGCATGGAGCCGTTAGCCTCATTGCCTGAGGTGAGTTTCAGCTGTCGCTGCAGCTCCGGCAGGTTGTTTGCAAGCTTCGCCGCATCATCGCCAAACTCCTTGCCAAATATCATCGTCATGGCGGACAGGCGCTTGTCCTGCGGCAGTTTGTTGACCTTCTCCAGCACGCGCTGAATGGTCCCCATTGCGTCCTTTGTCATCTGCTTTTCAATCTCTTCTGGATTGAGTTTCAGCAGATCCATACCTTCCATGAACCGCTTGCTCTGCATGGTTGCAATCGACAGTTCGCGCACCATCGCATTTGATGCGCTGGCGGCAATTTCAGGCGCGGCGCCCAGAGACAGGAAGGTGGAACCCAGCGCGGCCGCCTTGCGGAAATCAAGCCGGTCAGCCACGCCGCCCATGCGCTGCAGCACATTGATGATATCGCCGCCCTTAGACATGGCGTTATCGTCCAGGTAGTTCAGGGCATCGCCAAGCTGTTCAATATTGCGGGTCGGCACTTTATAGAGCTGCGCGATTTTCCCCAGCCCCTCCGCCAGCTCATCAGCGGGCAGCTCGAATGCCGTTGCGGCCTTTGCAGCAGTGGATGCAAAGGCCAGCAGATCACGCTTCTGGTCTTCGTAAGAATCGTTCTGGTTTGTCACGCCCATGCGGGCGCCACCTTCAACCAGCGCGGCATAGTCGATGGCGCCATTCTCCATCGGCAGCTGTTCACTGGCGGCCTTGATGGCATCCTGCATGTCATAAAACTGTTTTGTGCGGTTGCCGTTGTCGTCCCGCAGCCCGTTAACCTGCTTTGCCACGCCTTTCATCGCATCTTCCATGCTGGCATAGCTTTTAACGGCAGCCATCACTGGCGCGCCCATCGCCAGCCCGGCGGCAGTAGTCGTTGCTCCGGCGCCCGCAATACGATCCCGCACCTCAAGGCGCCGTGAATACTGATCGCGGACGGCGTTCATACGGGCCTGCTGCTCGCCCAGGCGTTTAAGGGATTTCTGCTGTCGGTCCAGCGCCTGCCGGGTTTCGTCGGCATTCTGCCGCAGCTCCCGCTGCGCACTGCTCAGCTTTTTGGTGTCCAGCCCGGCCTCATTGAGCGCAAGACGCTGACGCTGCACCGACTGACGCAGGCCGTTGTATTTGCTCTGCAGCTCGTTAACGCGGTTTTTTGCCTGCTCCAGCAGACGCGCCTGCGCCGCCGTCGGCCGGTTAGTGGCCGAGAACTGCGTGGCAAGCTTCGCCGCTTCTTCGCGTGCGGCCTTAAGACTGTTGCCGGTGACGGCCAGCTGCGCGCTTGCCTTGCGGAAACCGTCAATACGGCCCGCCTGGGCGTCCAGTTCTTTTAATCTTGCGCGGCTTTGCTGAATGGCGGTAGCCAGCTCTTTAGAACTGGCCTGCGCTGATCGGAATGGGCGGGTGAGTTTATCAACCGCATTTAGAATTACCTGCAAACGCAGGTTAGTGTCACTCATCGCTGGCCCCGCTTCTCTGAATCGCTTTATGCCGCCACTCCAGCACTTCGGTCAGCGGCATAACGTCAGTGACGGACGGCGGCCAGTGAAAAATGGTGGCGATATCAGCCACCAGGTCTTCTACCGTCAGGCTGTCGGCAAACCGGCAAGCACCGATTTCTTCAACAAAAAAGTGACCACCTCAACCGACAGCGCGGTGAGATCGGCGGGGTCCATTTCAGCCATTTCCTGAGCGGTCAGCGCGGGCGTGGAGATGCGGGGAATAATCGTCATCATCGCGCCGACGTCCATATCCATGATCGCCTGCAGACGGGTGCCACGCAGCGCGCCGGACTGCGGCTTGCGCAGCACAATTTCGGCAATTTCGGTTTTACCGCGTTTGATTGGGGTGTCCAGCTGTACGGTTTTTTCAGTCAGTTGTTCGCTCATTGTCATTTCCTGTTAATAAGGTACTGGCGCGGCTGCCCGCGCCTTTAAAGTAGATCAGAGGCCCAGGGCGTTGCGGTGTTCTTCCATCAGGTCCACGCCATCAACGATTTCAATCATGTTGATCACATCAACCTCATAGAGCACCTCGCCGTTAATGGTCAGCTTCGCGTAGCTGTTGGTGCTGCTGACTTTTGTGGTGTTGCTCTCCCCGGTTTTCCATTCGCCGGAATCGACTTCTTTATGTCGACCGCGCACAACCAGCTCAACGGCCTGCACTTCGCCGGTATCGTCACGCTGAATGGAGCCGGTGAAACGCAGCTGAATGCCGTCAACGGTGGCTTTGCCCATCTGCTTGAATAACAGCAGTTCGGTGCCACCGATTGAAAATTCCGTATCCAGCGCGCCATCATCCAGCCCCAGATCAACATCAGCCGAACCGGGCATACCGCCGCCGCGATACTTTTCAAACTTGCGGCCGAATTTTGGCAGGGTCAGAGACTCAACGATCCCCTGATAGTTATTCCCGTCGTTAAACAGGTTCAGGTGTTTTAACTTGCGTGGTAAAGCCATATTGTCCCCTTACGCGCTGACCTGGCTGGAGAAATCCAGCAGATACTGATCGGTGATGCGCTGGCGCAGCATCAGGTTTTCCAGAGGCGGCACCGGCGTATAGTCGTAATCGATAGTGAGCTTCCCGGCTTTCAGGGAATCCTTATCGTTTACGGACTCATCCAGCCAGCAGTCGGCGCCGATGATGTAGCCCTGCGTTTTCAGGTTGCGCAGTTTGGCGCGAATACCTTCGATAATGTCGCGGGCCAGCGACGGGTTAAGCACGCCATCCACCGCCCACATGTGCGCTTCGGCGATTGTGTCAGCCAGTACCTGCGCGGTGCGGGTGTAGTTTTCAAAGGCAAACAGAGGATCGTCACTGAGGCAGCGGGAGCCCCAGAAGCGGAAACCGTCTTTGCGGATCAGCGTGGTGACATCGTTCTGGTTCAACAGCCCCGCATCGGTTGCAGGGTCCTGCAAATCCCAGAACACATCAGCAGAAATGCCGGTGACGCCATTCACACCCACGTTGGACAGCGATTTGTGCCAGCCGGTCTGTTCGTCAATTTTGGCACGCAGGCCAAGCGCACGGGCTGAGGCATAAGCCGTTGCGTCAGCATTCAGCACGGTGTCAAAACTGATGAAATCAGGCCAGATCAGCATTCCCTCGCGCTGGCTGAAATTAGCGCGGTAGGCAATGGCCTCCTCTACCGTTTTGCAGCCGTAGGCTGACAGATAGGCGAACCCGCGCAGACTCTGCGCCACGCTCAGCAGCTCAGTGGCAACCGCCTGCGTGTCATGCCCCGGCACGCCCAGAATGCGCGGCTTAACGCCGAGCTGAGACTGCGCAGATAACAGCGCTTTCATGCCCGTTTTTTTACCGTCAGCTGTCACGCCGCCGATAATGTTGGAGGTTGTCTCCGCTTCGGTTTCACCCTGAGCCACGCGCACAACGACGGTCACGGGTTTAGCCTGGTCTGCAATCGCATCCAGCGAACGGGCCAGCGTGCCGGACTCGCCTGCCTTACCGCTGGCGGTCAGCACGTCGGTAAGCAGGACCGGTTTGTTGAGGGGGAACACGGACGCATCTGCATCATCGCCGGTACAGACCATACCGACAATTGCCGTGCTTACTGTTGAAATAGGGCGGGTGCCATCGTTGACCTCAACGACACGCACACCGTGGTGATAATCCTGAGCCATACGGCGAACCCTCCGGTGTTTAGGTTTCGCCCTATGGTGAAGTGAATCAACTTTGTAGACAGCTTCGCTGCATTGTCCTGTTATCCATACAATGCCGCAGGGAATTTCCGGTAGAGTGTAGACATACCCACATCAAAAATTAATGCGACACGTTGCCGCGACTCTCCTGCTTCCAGCAGTCTCCCCGCCTGCGCCCATTGTTCTTCTGTGAGTTTTGGCCGCCTGCCACCAATGCGTCCTTGCTGCCTGGCCGCTGCCAACCCAGCCCGGGTGCGCTCAACGATTAGCTCACGCTCCATTTCAGCAAGGGCTCCCATAACATGGAAAAAGAAACGCCCCATAGGAGTTGATGTGTCAATGCTATCGGTCAGGCTGCGGAAATTTATCCCTTTCCCGCGCAGTTCTTCAATCAGAGTAACAAGATGTCGCATGCTCCTGCCTAATCTGTCCAGCTTCCAGACTACCAGCGTGTCACCTTCTGAGAGTGTGCGCAGGACCTTTTTTAGCCCTGGCCGATCTGAAGTTTTTCCGCTCATTTTGTCCTCAAATATCAGCTCACATCCTGCGCACTCAAGCGCATTTCGTTGTAAAGCTGTGTTTTGGTCATTTGTTGACACCCTCACGTAACCGATTTGCATGATTTTTCGCCCATAAAAAAGTGGTGAATGATGCCACCATTTTATCGAGCATGGTCATTTCTGACTGTACTGCAGAGAATGGCCAACACGGACAATCATGACCGTGGTGGATAAAAAACCTTCGTTTGGGGGAAGCAGCAACGCTGCCAGCTGTTAACGGTGTTATTGGCTATAACGGATGGGCCAAAATCCCGATGAGTGGTAACAAAAATCTAATTCTTCAATGGGGGCAAGGTAGTGTTAATACAGCAGGCAGTGGAGATGTCTACACATCTTCGCTTCCTGTAGCGTTCCCATCCGTGTTTGCACAAGTATATGTTACGCATAATAATCCTGAGGATGCTGGCGTTGGGTTTGGTTCTGCAGCGCCTGCCACCCTTTCAACTTTTACTACAAGAGCGGTTAAGTTATCTCAGGCTGGAGCCGTTCTAAATGCGTTAAATGCAAATGTGTCATTCCGGTTTATAGCCATTGGCTATTAAGCAAATAACGTTCGTTTGGGAGAAGCGGCAAAAATGGAGGCGGCCACCGCACAGATCGGTGCTAATGGCTGGCTATATATTCCCGTTTCTGGCGGCAAAAAAATGCTGCTGCAGTGGGGGCTTTTAACCGGTGCGAGTAATTATTCTTTTAAATTCCCAATTGCATTTCCCGTAGGTGGTTTATGCCTGGTTGCTATGGCCCATACAACTGATTCCGCTGATGTGAGCATGGTAACTATGACTAATGGATTTATCAGGGATAAAACCAGCGCGTTTGCTTTGTGCGCCAGAACAGTGAACGGCGTGCAACAACCTTTTGAACGTAGCGTTTACTGGTTCGCTGTTGGCTACTGACGTCAAAAAATTGTGTGATTACTCACACATAGTAGCTAGATAATTATTTTACGAAACCGCACTTACGATCTGAGGCTCAAACTAAGGAGTGCGTTATGAACTATTGGTTTAGCCCTGCAAATAATGCTTTTTATCCCGTGGCTTTAAAGGAGTCTTATGTAAACGCTGGTAGTCTTCCGAATGATTTAATCGAAGTTGAAGATAGCGTGTTTAGCGAATTTTCCGCGACGCCACCAGAAGGGAAGTTGCGTGGTATTGGAGTTGATGGAATGCCGATCTGGATTGATATTCCTGTTGTGGAAGAAAGCCCGGAACAAATCCAGGCACGCGCCCGTGCTTTGCGGGATGAATTCATCGTCAGTACAGATCGGATGCTTGTTTCTGATTACACTATCAACAATGTTTTATTAACCTCTGAGCAGCAAGCGGAACTTTTGGATGTAAGGCAAAAGTTTAAAGTTTGGCCTGAGAGTGAGGGTTGGCCGGGCATAGCGTTGCCTGCGATACCTCAATGGATTCTCATTGAGGCAGTAAACAACGGTTACGTAGTAAAAAATTGGCCTGAGTGAAATAAAGCCCGTAAGGGCTTTATTTTTAATAACCCAATACATCCGGGTTAGATACAGGATGAAATTAAAACCCTATTGCAAACCACGTAAACATACGGGAATTACCAGGCAGAGTATCGTCAAGGAAAAACTGAGCGTTAACACCCGTTTTCGTTGGGTAGCCGATTGAAACAGCTTGCCTTAAAGTTCTATAGATTGGCACATAATCATAATCGGATGCCCTCACGCCTGCGCTTGAATATACGCCGAAGCAGGCCGCAGGAAACGCCACGGGAAAAGTTATATCACAATTATACGTAGTACTTGTTACACCGCCCTCCCATCGCCCCCACTGCATTATTAACGTAATGCCGCCAATTAATGGGAATTTAGCCCAGCCGCTATTAGTCAAAACGCCGCTCGCAGCGGCGAGTTTTGCCGCTTCTCCCAAACGAAGGTATTCGATAATCCCATCGGCTGTCTTTCCAGACAACGTTGTCAGCGTGCTATCAAGAGGTTGTTTGCCTGCCAGCGCATTTGTCATGGTGGTTGCAAAGTTAGGATCGTTTCCTAACGCTGCCGCCAACTCATTCAGGGTATCAAGCGCAGCAGGTGATGAGCCAACAAGCGCAGCCAGAGCTGATTTTACGAAAGCAGTAGTGGCAATTTGCGTATTATTGACAGTCTGCGCAGCCGTGGGGGCTGTCGGTGTTCCGGTCAGGGCCGGGCTTGCCAGTGGGGCTTTGAGTGCAAGCGCGTTATTAATGGTGGTGCTGAAATTAGGATCGTTGTTGATAGCCGCAGCAATTTCTTTCAGCGTGTCCAGTGTCGTCGGGGCACCATTCACCAGGGCGATCAGAGCCGCCTGTACAAACGCAGTTGTGGCAAGCTGAGTGGTATTATTACCTGCTGCTGCAGTCGGGGCTTTTGGGGTGCCGGTAAACGTCGGGCTGGCCTTTGTCGCATATTGCGTATGCGGATCAGCTGCAGCAAGATGCGCCGCCATCAGCTCATCTACATACACCTTCAGTTCCAGCACCTTGTCATCCACATATTTTCGGGTAGCCAGCACTACAGACGGGTCAATTTTCAGCGTAATGTTATCGGTGCTGCTGGTAATCAGTACCATGCGTACTGTCTGCGTGCGGCCGCTCCCTTCTGCCAGCTGCGGTTTGTAGCTCTCCGGGCAGTTACCCACTGCGATCAGCGCGCCCGTTTCATCAAACAGCCCAACCTCACGAATCCACCAACCGCCCTCAGTTTCAGGAATCACCTGCTCAGCAATAATCTGGCTGCTGTTCTGCGGATCGATGTAAAGCATGTTCAGGTCAGCGCGCCGCTTTTCGGAAACCAGCTTCGTCTGTTGTGCGCTGGGAGTTGGAAGCACGCCGCCGCCATCCCCCACCGCCATCTGGGTAATTTTCAGCGGCACACCGAGCGCGGCAGCGCTTGCCAGTTTCGCCGCGCCAATATCCGTCAGCAGGGTATAAAATTTTGCGCTCATGGGTTCACTCTCATTGTGTCAATAACATGGACGGCGCCGCCCTCGTAGGCAGTGCCACCGGAAATGATGGTTTCGTTGATATACGGGTAAATCGTGATTTCTTCGCCGGTATAAGTGGCAGCCCCAACAAAATATGGTCCGCTCGTCTGCAGGTTTATGGACATGCCGATCAGATGCCGACTGCAGGGTTTGGCATCACCAATCAGGCGCTCCAGCTCCAGATAGGTTTCCTCTGTTATGCCCTGGTCCTGCACCCCAATATCCAGGCGAAACGTGCCTGGCGCCTCGCCGGTCTGCCACCATTCAATGATGCGGATCAGAAAGCCGAACGGCTCCACCACACGCCGCACCGCGCTGGTTGTGCCCTTGTGCTGATGGATATAGAACGCATCCTGCACCACGCGGCGCTTCACACTCTCCGCCCATCCTTCATCCCAGCGATCAACCGAAAAGGCCCACGCCAGATACGGCAGAAACTTGACCGGGCATGTTGCCGGGTTCCATAAATCCCGCAGCGGCACCTGCAGATCGGAAATTCCGCTGCAGGTCTGGGCAAGTCGGCGCTCAAGCGCCGATGAACCAGGAGGAAGCAGACTATTCATCCGTTCCCCCGTTGGTTACGCTCCATTCCGTACATGAAGCGGCTTGTGTCTTATCCAGCACCACATCAGCAAGCGGCGAGGCCAGTTCAACACGCTGCACACCTTCAACATGCAGCGCGGCATAAATAGCACTGCGGCGAATATCACGCCCCAGCCTCGTCTGGCTGGCGATATATTTCTGCAGGCTGGCTTTTGCCGCCTCCATCACCGGCTCAGCTTCTGGCCCAGGGTAAAGAAAGATCGTCGCATCCACGCTGTACGGAATAATTTCAGCGCTGCGCACCGTCAGACGGTCAGCAACCGGCCGCACGTTCTCACTGTTAAGCGCCTGTTCAACCACTGCCAGCAGATCCGCCGCTGCCGTTCCGTCGCCCTCACGGCTCAGCACGGTAAGCACCACCTCCGCCGGTGCCGGGCTGGTTGCGCTGGCGTCAGCCACTCGCCCGTCAGCGCTTTTAGCGTGAAACTCATAGGCAGCCGTCGGCCCCGCCACGGACAGCCCCTCAAATGCAGTAGGAACACGCAGGCGCAGCGCCTCATCACTTTCCATTACCGCTGCGACCGGCGGCACCGCGTCGTTATCCGCAGGTGTAACCGTCAGCCGCTTCACGTTGTAGTTGGCCGCCATCTGATCGAGATCGCCGCCAATGGCATAAGCCACCATGACCGCCTGCGCCGCCTCGTTAATGCGCTGGCGCAGGAGGATTTCACGATACGCATTTTCCTGCAGGAGCTTGGTCACGGGTTCAGACTCCAGCTCAAGCGTGCGCCTTACCGCGTCCTGCTCGTCTGCCGGATAAAGGGCCATAAACGCGGCTTTCCGTTCGTTTAACAGCATTTCAAAATCCGGCACATCCACTATTTGCGGGGCGGGCAGCTGGGAAAGGTCAATGACTGCCATTGTCTGCTCCTGTTGATACCGAAAGTGAAACCGGCGCGCCGTTATCACGCTGCCCGGTAAGCTCAACCACCATCGAACCATCAAAACTGCTGTTTATGGTGATGGAATCCAGGGTAAGCCGCGGCTCCCAGCGACTCAGAGCCACATAGACGGCAGACATTATCTGCAGGCGCAGCGCCGGGTTCTGCGGCTGGTCTATCAGTTCAGACAGAAGCGAGCCGTATTCCCGGCGGGCAATGCGGCTCCCCTGTGGGGTCAGCAGAATATCCCGAACCGACTGGCGCAGGTGGTCCGTGTCGGTAATGGTCTTGCCGTTGCCCTGACTCATTCCGATATACAGCGTCATACCGGGCCTCCTGATGTATCGCCGCCGGACTTAACGCCGGTATGACCGTGTTTATCGACTACGATCCCGTTAGAACTCATGGCGCCGCCGCCCTGGGTGACGCCACCATTGATCACCACCTCGCTGTTTATGCGCGTGTTGCTTGCTTCCACCACAAATTCCCCCGTTTTCAGGGTTATGTTATCTGCAGCCTCGATCACCATGGATTTAATACCCCGCACATGCCAGCGGCCGGTCGCGGGTTCATATTCAAACCAGCCACCGTCCGGGTATTCCGTTACGCACCCGTCTACAGAGTCCGACGGCGGCGCGAACTGGTTGGAATAGATCGCAGGTAAGGCAAAAGCGGTTTCCAGATTGCCGCCCATACTCAGCACCACCACCTGCTCATCCGGCGACGGGCACCACCATGTACGGGCACCGCCTGCGCGCAGTGTCAGCCAGTTTATCCAGTTGGTTTCAAGCTCGCCCACTTTCACCCGGCACAGCCACTTTTCCCGGTCCACTTCGGTTACGGTGCCAGTGCGGATCAGGTTGGTGATAAGGCGCATGATTTCTGTCAGTTGTGAATTCATAAGTTGATTTTATTTGTACTATTTGTATATTTATATCCACCTTCCTTGTGGCATTAACTACACAAAAAATGACAACTAACTCCAATACCCCAGAAGCAGTTGAGCAAGATAATATTGTTCCTATGGATGCAATGAATGATTCCATTAATCCTCCCCCAACAAAGGAGGAGAGAGACGCATACAAAAAGAAACAGCAAGAAAGGATTGGAAAGTATATTGTTGGTGGAACAGATTTAGGTGGAAACACCATAAGTAAAATTTACTCACGCGGCGATGAATATGTCATTTATGAAGTAGCGAACCTTCCACCTCATGAGTCAATGCTCGTGTATATAGACTCGATCATTGAGGAAGATGATACTAAGATTGATAGATATCATGCATCTAAAGAGCATTTTGATGAATTCATTGCACACTGTTACAAATACAACTGCTCTTCAATTTATAAAAAAAGAGCAGCAACCGTCATGTCAGCAACGATCCTTGGGAAAAACAACTTAAACAAAAATAATTTTACCGAGATAAATAAAGATATAAAAATTGACTATGAAAACACAATGCTCGGAAGGAACTTATATCAATCAGGAGCAATATCGCTAGCTCTGTTATTCATCGCAGTTGCATTAATAGTATACTTAACTAGAGATACCAATTTCATAAAAAACAACCACTTTATTCCAGTGGTTCTTTATGCAGCATCCTTTGCTTCTGTTGGAGGATTCATCTCGGTATCTCTTAAAATAAAAAGCCTTCATACAGACAGAGAACTTAAAAAGAAAACCTATTTCTTTTATGGCGCGGAAAGGATACTTCTTTCAATGATGGCTGGTGTACTTGTATACTTCATGCTAAAGGGTAATATAATCTTCGGATTTATGAATAACAGCAGCGACATCTCATTTTCAATTTATGTGATTTGTGCTCTTTCTGGATTCAGCGAAACATTGATCCCTAACACATTGAGAAACCTTGAAACCAAGTCGGAAATTTAAATCTATAAATTAGAGTGGCGATTATGCCACTCTAATTTTTACTAGCCTAACAATATCAATTTGATACCTCTCTAAATAATATTTCTTTAATAATGTTAATTCCTTCATTGTTTATCCCTAAAAGCCGTCTCTCAGAATAGCGTACTAGCGGTCCTTTGCGGCTGACGCGATCACGTAGGCCGTAATGGTGAACACGGGCAATACGTTGCACTGAGCCGTCAAACTGCACGCTGGCAGAGTCCGCAGTAGCTGCAGTCTTCAGGTATTTAGTAGTGCGCAATTTGGCGAACATCTGGCGCTTAATGCGTCCCTTTTTACTTCTGGCCGTCACCCGGCGCGGCTCAAAGGCGGTGCCGTCTGGATTGCGCTGCAGCCTGATGTTTTGCTGTTGCGACCGGCGCAGCTCCTGCGCCAGTTGTCGCATCATACGGTTGCGGGCTGCCGGTTCCAGATTCGCCAGCAGGGCCTTTAGCCAGTCATCCACCCTCTGCAGGTCATCCACGTTTCACCGTCCACATTTCTTCGGGTACGTCGGGTTCCGGCACCGCTTCAACGCTCGATACGGTGCCGTCTGTGCTGACAATCACGCGCTCCGTGAGCTGCAGATTGAGGCTGATATCACACAGATCGTTGCTCAGGATATCGACGTCAAAGGTAAAAAGTTTTTCGCGCAGCTCCGGGTTGTTGATAGCGTCCGGTTGATTGGTCATTAACCAGAGCAATACGGGCGCCATCACTAAATTCTGGTTGCCGCTAAAGTCTTCAATCACCACGTTCAGGGTGTAGCGATATTCCCATGACATTGAACGGGCGCCGGTTGCGACCAGCGAACCGTTATCAACAAAAAGGTGCAGTTTGTCCGGATTGTCACGGACATACGCCACCGATTTATTCAGGGCGTTGCGTAATGACTGCGGCTTGTTCACTGTCTCGCTCCTGACACGCTATGATCGTGTCCACTTTGTCGGCACATACTGCCCAGGCGGCCTCAGTCTCATCCAGCACCTGGTTCAAATCCCCATTACTGCGCGGCGCTGACCTGTCCAGGCGGCACTGAGTCACTTTTGGACAACCACTCACGGTAAGCTGCACCTCCGGCGAGGGCCGGGCGGTCCCGCAGCCGGATAATGTCAGCAGGCAAAGGAGTGTCAGCCCAGCGGCGTAAATCCTCGTTTTCACGTTTTAGCTCCTCGATCCGGCGCTGGCGACTCCGCAACAGTGCGGAAGTCTCCTCCGCTGCAGCATAAAGTTGCATCTGCGCCCGGCTGTTGGTTTCGGTAAGAATGGACAGGCTGATGAGCTGGCTGTTTTTCTTCGCCAGCTCCTGCTTGTTCTTTTTAAGCGCCTCAGCCTGCGTCCCGATGGTGTGACCGGCATTGTTAAGCCGCCATGACTGCCAGCCCAGCAATGCCAGCACCAGAGCCAGGATCACCGCCAACGCGCGCGTCATGCCCCTGCCCCTTTAAGACACCAGGCAAGCTCACGGGCGCGCCGGTTTTCCAGCCCTTTATTCCGTTGACCATTTACATAAACCCAGCGGGGGAGCTGGTTGCACGCCTGCCACCATTGCTGGCGATTGATGTAAGAAACCATTGTTGACCGGCAGATTGCCCCCGTTCCGACATTGAAACCGATACTGATCAGGGCATCGTAAACATGCTGAGGTGGCTTAAACTGCAGGCAGGCTTCAATCCTTTTTTCCGTCAGCAACACGTTATTAATCAGCCCCTGCGCGGCCTGTCGCTCCGTTATGGTTTTGCCCGGTACTACCCCGGACGTATTGCCGATCCCGTCAGTCCATACCCCGGCGCTGCACTGGTATGGCTGGAGGCGACACCCTTCGAAATCAGCAATCAGTTTCAGCCCCTCGACGGAGGTATGAAGCGACTGAAAACCCGGCAGCGTGGCGGCAATCGCCAGCACCGCGCCGACCAGGCAACGCTTAACGATTGAAGGACTCATATTCCCCCCTGGATATTCTGCCGTCCCGCAGCAGCTGGTAGGCTTTCCAGCGTAAATAACAGGTCACCGCTGCAGTAATAATCCCCAGCGCAAGACCGGTGATGGTCGACACATCTTTAAGAGACAAATCGCCGAGCCATGCCAGAAGCAGGGCAACGCAGTAAGTGATAAAGGCGCTGATTCGTTCAAGCGTCATAGTTCAGTCCCATAACTGGACAGTCTGCGCAGTGGTTGACGCCGTAATGTCCGGCAGCTCCACCTGCAGCCCGTGCGGTAAAAAGGGGCCATATTCAGCCAGCCCCGGATTCGCCTGCAGCACCTGTTCAGTGACTCCCTGCGTGCGCCCGTAATGGCGCCAGCAGAGTGCGTCCACCGTGTCATACTGATGCGCACGCACTTTCATCAAATCAGCTCCACCGTCATATGCGGCATATCGCGCAGGCGGGACTCCGCCCAGCGCACATCGCGCCACAGCTCGCCTAAGGTTGTTTCGATATCTTCAGCTTTCTTGCTTCCCTCGCCGGTTGCGTCAAAATCGCGATAGCGCTCAACCAGGTTTGCTTTTGCCCAGCAAAACACCGCACGGCGATACAGCATGAGCCGCTGGCTTTCGCCGTCGATCACATCTGCAGGGACGTCGGCCAGGCTCGCATACCCCTGCGCCCGTTGTTTCTCGCGGAACTCATAAAGATCGGCGTTAACTTCAGCAATCGCTGTCAGCAACGCCAGACGCAGGCGCGGATCGGTGACACTCCCATCCATGCGCATATCACGGCGGAACTCTGAAACCCTGACATCAGGCCAGAAACTGGTGTTTTTAATAACGTCCTGGGTACTTTCCCCGGCCTGTTCCGGCGAAACGAATTGCATATTTCTGGCACTCCCAATAGTTGGGCGGTGGACGGGGTTTTGACGCGGCATAAAGCCTGTCGCCACCCCGTGCCGCCCCGCGCGTTGGCACGATTCGTTAAGCCGACATTGCCTGTCGCAATCGGCTTTCAAGCTTGTTGATTTCGGTTTTGACGCCAGAACTGTTATCCAGCTGCAGGGCACGCTTCAGATGGTTAAGTGCCGCCACTGCCTGATCGTTATCCCGCAGCGCGTAGCCCATCGCCTTATGAAGTCGGGCGCGGGACTGATCCGGCATATCCTGACCTTCAACGATATCGAGCACCTGGGTAAGAATGGCGGCACTGAATGATTCACCGGCAGAAAAAGCGCGCATTGCCGCGTCGGCAAACTCTTCCGCAACAGCGGTCCCGCAGGTCCGGTTGAATCGCTGCGGCAGGACCCAGCCGTGTTTAATGGCATGGCGGGCAATGTCCAGCGCGCCGGTATAGTCTCCGGCATCAATCCGCCAGATCATGACGTACATCGCCACGTCGTCCTGGCCTGACGCGTCAGCATCCAGTAAACCGGCAATCCATGAGGCATAAACGGGAAGAAACTCACGTTTGAGCTGAGCCTTGCGCTCATTTGACTGGACGGTTTTAAGGCGCCTGCGGTGTTCTGTCAGCTGTAACAGCATCTGGTTGTAACCCGTCAGGCTGGCATTACTGCCGCCCTGCCGGGCGGCATCCTGTGCCTGTACATACTGAGTGTGAGCACGGAACGGATTCATTTATCACGCCCCGTCGCCAGTGCCGCCCGCATTCTGAGCATCAAGCGCGCCCTGCACTGCTGCAGCAACGATGGTCTGAATATTTTCAGCAGTAAGCGCCGCGCCCGGATTGCCGTCTGCCTGCTCTGGTAACAACTCGATGTTCTCAACCAGGCAAGCGCCGTCGTAATCTTCAACAACATACGCCTCGTTAACGGATTCGTAGTTCTCCACGCGGTCACGCTTCGGATTGTCGATAACTGAACGACGACGAGTACCGGCCTGCCAGTAAATAGACAGGTTATCCAGACGGGTGATCAGCATGGCATTCGCCGGGAAGAAAGGCGCGCGAACGGCCGGGAGGTTGCCGATACGCTTCTGGCTGACGATAAGATCTGCCGCCAGCGTTTCGCTGTTTGACTGGTCACGGTTGACGATCGGGAAATATTTATCCGCCAGTAACTGGCGCCCGACGATAACCACAAGCTCCGTATCTTCCTGATACCACGGCGCGATTTTCTCATTCACGGCGCCCATAATCAGCGCGTCCAGATTCAGGAAATCACCGCCTTTACCGACACGGATAGTCTGAGAAATAACCTCGCCTTCGGACACGATCTTATCCATCACCTGAACGGGTTTCTCCTGGCGGATTTTTTCCAGCCAGCCGATATTCACATCCTGCAGCAGTGGATAGGTCGCGCGGTCTGACGTTTTTTCACGCTTAACGCCGTTGAAGCCGATCATGATGCGGTCAAGAGCCTGGCGGGTAATGATGGCGTCACGGATGCGCGTCTGGAAGTCCTGGAATTTGGCCCATAAATCCAGCTTCGCATAGGGCAGCGCCGTATCAGAGTTAGTCTGGGTACACTTGTACCCTTCACCGTCGATGTAAGTCGGATCAACGGGTTCACGGTCTTTCTGGGTGGTATCAGTATTTCCGGCAATACTGGAACCAATACCCAGCCCCAGACGCTCGCCGGACTGCTCATCAACCGGGATAATGTTGATTTTCTGCAGGAACGAGGAAGACTCCTGGATTTTCGTTTCCAGCGTCTGCGCCACTGACGGCTCAGCCGTATATTTCGAGGCGATATCGCTCACAGATACGCCGTTGAGCTTGGCGAGCTGCGTCAGATAACCGTTAAATTTAAAGCGAGTCTCTTTTTTCATTGTGCTTTTACTCCGTCAGCAATCGGTGGTTTGTTCTGCGCCGTTATTGCCGGTCGCATTAGGGCGGCGTTCGCTGCGGCTGTCCTGAGTGGAAAGCTGCTCACGCAGGGTGGAGAGTGCGCTGGTTGTCTCTTTAATAACCTTTTGCATATCGCTCAGCTTGTTGCTGAAATCGGTCTGATGGGTGCTGACCTGCTCCGCCAGCGTCTGATGCTCACGCGCGATGGTTTCAACAGCCTGATTCACATCAGCAAATCGGGCGTTATCATCGGCGCCTTTGCGGGACAGCAGCTCTTTCACGCGCGTAAACAGACTGGTTTTTTCCGACACGTCCTCAAACTCGATCAGCGTTTCAACAGCAGCGGTAAACAGGTTGTCTTTGTCCAGCTTGCGGCGCGCCAGGGGGTTATGTTCTGCGCTGGCGCTGAACTGCAGCATTTCAGTGCCGAGGCTTGCCGGATCGTCAGTAATCGCCAGACCAACCAGATAAGCGGAGCCGGTATCGGCAAAGCTGGTGTTAACTTCCATTGAGGTGAAAAGCTTCTGCCAGTTGCTGGTCATCGTGACCAGATCGTCAGTCGGGGCAATCCAGCCATACAGCGCCATTTTCCCGGATAATGCCCCTTCGGTGATTTCTTCCGCTTCCAGCTTTTCCACCATGCCAAAACGACGGAAAGGCCCATCAGGGGTGAAGCCCTTGATGTGTTCCATATTGATCTGCGCGGTGTATACCTGCGGGTTATAGCTCGCTGCCATCTGGGTGAGCCATTCACGCTCAATAACGCGCCCGTCAGTAGTGGCCCCTTCGACCCCAATACGAAAACGCTTAGATTTTTTTGCCATCGCTCCGGCTCCGGTTAGTTAGTTCGTAACACGTTCAGAGCCTTATGTTTGCGGTGATGGGCGCGTGTAAACAACGCGTTGGGCTTGTGCGAACTCCCACACAATGCGAAGCCGGGGAAAGTGCTGATTTGAGGCCGTATGTTTGTGCCATGACAACACTAACCCCCGCAGACCTCGATCCCCGTCGTCAGGCAATGCTGATGTACTTTCAGGGATACCGCGTAGCCCGCATTGCTGAAATGCTGGGCGAGAAAGTTGCAACCGTTCACAGCTGGAAAAAACGCGATAAGTGGGGCGAATATGGCCCACTGGATCAGATGCAGCTCACCACCGCCGCACGTTACTGCCAGCTCGTCATGAAGGAGCAGAAGGAAGGAAAGGATTTTAAAGAAATTGACCTTCTGGCGCGTCAGTCCGAACGACAGGCCAGAATCGGCAAATTTAACAATGGCGGGAATGAAGCAGACCTGAATCCGAACGTGGCGAACCGCAATAAAGGTCCGCGCAAGCCGCCGGAAAAAAACCTGTTTACCGACGAGCAGATCGAAAAGCTGGAAGAGATTTTCCGCGCCGGTATGTTCGAGTACCAGCGCCACTGGTGGGACGCTGGCATCAAGCACCGTATCCGCAACCTCTTAAAGTCACGCCAGATCGGTGCAACCTACTATTTCGCCCGTGAAGCGTTAATAGACGCGCTCACCACGGGGCGAAATCAAATCTTTCTGTCAGCGAGTAAAGCGCAGGCGCACGTTTTTAAACAGTACATCATCGACTTCGCAAAAGAGGTGGACGTTGAACTGAAAGGCGATCCGATGGTGCTGCCTAACGGCGCGTGTCTTTACTTCCTCGGTACAAATGCCCGTACCGCGCAGAGCTATCACGGCAATCTGTATCTTGATGAGTATTTCTGGATACCGAAATTCCAGGAGCTGCGCAAGGTGGCCTCCGGTATGGCGCTGCACAAAAAATGGCGTCAGACCTATTTCTCAACACCTTCCAGCCTGACGCACAGCGCCTACCCGTTCTGGTCTGGTGCCCTGTTCAATAAAGGGCGCCCGAAAGCCGACAGGGTAGAATTTGACCTTTCTCACAGTAGCCTGGCGCACGGCGTTTTATGTCCTGACGGCCAGTACCGCCAGATAGTCACCATCGAAGATGCAGTAAACGGCGGGTGTAACCTTTTCGACCTGGACCAGCTGCGCCTGGAGTACAGCCCGGACGAATACAACAACCTGCTGATGTGTCAGTTTGTTGACGACCTGGCGTCCGTGTTCCCGCTGGCGTTGCTGCAGTCCTGCATGGTTGACAGCTGGGACGTGTGGGACGATTTCGAACCGCTTTTACTGCGGCCGTTTGCATACCACCCGGTCTGGATCGGCTATGACCCGGCAAAAGGAACGCAGAACGGTGACAGCGCCGGTTGCGTTGTCATTGCGCCTCCCGTCGTCCCCGGCGGTAAATTCCGTATCCTTGAGCGTCACCAGTGGCGCGGGATGGACTTTCGCGCCCAGGCCTCAGCGATTGAGGAAATCACCAGACGCTACAACGTGACCTACATCGGCATTGACTCGACCGGCGTTGGCGATGGCGTTTACAAAACGGTTAAGCAGTTCTTCCCTGCCGCGCGTGAGTTTGTCTACAACCCGACCGTTAAAAATGCCCTGGTGCTTAAAGCCTACGACATCATCAGCGGGCGCCGTCTGGAATTTGACGCGGGGATGCTGGATATCGCGCAGTCCTTTATGTCCATTCGCCGTTCAACCACCGCCAGCGGCAACCGGCCAACCTATGAAGCAGCCCGCACAGAAGAAGCCAGCCACGCGGATTTAGCCTGGGCAACCATGCACGCACTTTATAACGAACCACTGGCAGGAGCTTCCGCCAGTACCAGCAACATCGTGGAGATTTTTTAATGGCTAACCGCAAAAACCGCAGCAAGGCACCGCGCGGCCAGACCGCCACCGATACGGCCAACATGGTCAGTAATGCACATGCGGAGGCGTTTACGTTTGGCGATCCGATCCCCGTGATGGACCGCCGGGAGTTATTTGATTACCTGGAGTGCGTGCAGGTGGACCGCTGGTACGAACCACCGATCAGCATGGATGGCCTGGCGCGAACTTACCGCGCCGCCGTGCATCACTCCAGCGCCATTCAGGTAAAACGCAATATTCTTACCAGTACCTACATCCCTCACCGCTGGCTGTCTAAACAAGCCTTTTCCCGGTTCGCCCAGGACTTTCTGGTATTTGGTAACGCGTATCTTGAAAAACGCTTGAACCGGTTAGGCCAGATCATGGAGCTGCGCGCTTCGCTTGCGAAATACACCCGCCGCGGCATTGACCAGGACACCTACTGGTTTGCACAGTATGGTCACAACTCACAGCCATATCAGTTCGATGAGGGAAGCGTGTTTCATCTGATGGAACCTGACGTTAACCAGGAGCTATACGGAATGCCGGAATACCTCTCTGCCATTCCTTCCGCACTGCTGAATGAATCGGCCACACTGTTTCGCCGTAAGTATTACCTCAACGGTAGCCATGCTGGTTTTATCATGTACATGAGCGACCCCGCCGCCGATCAGAAAGACGTGGACAACATACGCGAAGCACTTAAAAAATCGAAAGGACCAGGCAACTTCCGCAACCTGTTTATGTACAGCCCGAACGGTAAGAAAGACGGTATCCAGATCATCCCGCTGTCAGAAGTCGCAGCGAAAGATGAGTTTCTTAACATCAAAAACGTGAGCCGTGATGACATGCTGGCAGCTCACCGCGTACCGCCGCAGCTGATGGGGATTCTTCCAACGAATACCGGCGGGTTCGGCGATGTTGAAAAAGCAGCACGTGTTTTTGTACGAAATGAACTCATCCCCCTCCAAAAGCGCCTCGAAGAGATCAACGAATGGTTGGGTAATGATGTGATCAGATTCAGTCCGTACGCTCTGGAGGCTGATTAGCAGGCTTAAAAAAGCTCGGCTTGCCCGGGCTTGATGCAAAACGCACTTTGGAATTAAGCAGCTTTCTGCTTCTCTTCGAGTCTGCCTTGCAGCACATTACCTTCAACCTTGCATTCCTGCATCATATGTGGGGCCGCCTGAAGTAGTTCTTCCATTATGTTTTTGTACGTAACGAGCTGATGCCTCTACAAAAACAACTCGCGGGGCACAATGATTGGTTAGGGAGAAAAAATTATGTGTTTTGAATGATACGAACTAACTCTTTGATTTTTACAAAAAATAGAGGCGGCGGTATGAATACCGCCAACTATTAAATTTCCCGTTCCAGAATATGAGAAACTATTGTCTCAGTTAAATATTTAACCATACCCTCGTTAGCACAGACAGAACCGTTCTTTGATATCTCAAATTCACAACGATGCCCTAAAACATATCCTGCAGCCCTAACCTTATCAAGAGTATATGCTTTATCCCCAATAATATCCTTCACATCATCAAATGCATTTTTCTTAGATGTAACCTCTACAGTTGCCTTAGAGTTATCATTAACTATCAAATTGCTAACCTTAACCTTCTTGATGCTAATAAGGTCTAAATCATATCTTTCACGCAGCGAACCCAAATACTCAGACAGTTTAATATCAACGATACCAAACCCTATTTTATAACCAGAATCCGCACTAAGCCGCTCTGTCAAGGACTTTATTGATTTTGGAGGATTGTAAACTGATAATAAATATAGCCTACCTATGAGCTTTGATATAGAGAACTGAATTGACTCATAAGTAATGAACTCTTGTTCATTTTCGTTACCCAACGGATCTACTGAGGTCTGTTTATTCAATTTAGCTTCAGTATACGTAGCTGATAGTGCTTCAGACGAAAGTTCAAAATCAGAATAACCATAGCCAAGCTCTTCAGAGTACTTGTTACTCTTTATATAAAAAGCAATCTCACTTAACGTAAGATTAGATTTCAATCTATTCCATTTAACTCTGACCAGATTTTCCATCTTTCTTCCCCTGAGCCTGTTTATTTAATTCAATTATAATGGAACGGGCTGCCTTTTCAATCATACGACTAAAAAATAACTTCTGACCATCTTTCAATTGAACCGTTGACTTATTATACTCACCGCCCCCTTTGTATTTTTTAATACCTTTTGCTATATATGAAAATCCTTTGAAGTTTTGAGCATCATTAAACTGCGCTTCAAACTCAAAAATATTTGGATCAGCACCTTTCTCCTTAACCCGCCATTTGATTTTACATATATAAAAACCACGTTCATAAAGTGAGTTGATTTCTTCAGATTTGAGTACTCCTTCCCCTTTCAACGATGCCTTACTAACATGTACTCCTAAATCAATTTCGCCGCTTTCCTCTTCAATCTCTTCTGGTTTTGGGTGATAAACGTAAGCATCTGTTACATCATCAAGCTCATAGCCCTCAAGCCCGTTTATTAATTTCGTAAAGAAATCAGTTCTGGACTGAGGAGAATCAATATTCTCTAGACTTATTTCTTGGATATCTAGAGTAGCGTCCGAAATTGGTTTCCCTTCCTCGATTGCTCTTTCCTTTGATAATCTTTCAACGATAGCAAGTAACTGACTCTCATAAACCTCAGTTTGCTCATTATCTGGGCGACGAATCACATATCCAGCATCTGTTGGTTCGACTTCAATGACAGCTTGTTTTTTAACGACTTGTTTGAAATCACTTTTTGAAAAATTGGTTGACATATAAGTTATATGTATATTTATTATACCACTTTTATCAGCAACTACATGGCACAGGTCTTTTTGGTCTGATAGTTCTTTTTTCAGCGAATCCGCCGCTTTTAGTAAAATTGTTTTTTCAGGCATATTAGAAACTAGTCTCGAAGTAGAACGTTCCCTCCGAGGCTCACTTCCTAATATCTCTGCTATTTTTTGATGATCATAGTAATCATGAGTAAACTTTGAGAAGTTTTTAGCTAATAATTTTCTATCAGTGTTTTTTGAAATGATTATACCTCTTGAAAGAAAAAGCTCTCTCATCTCATTTTGAGTTACTTGTGACTGGTTAAGAGCATCACATAAAACCTTATCCGTCACACTATAAATATTGCTCATATTAATAATCCCATGATGTTGATTCAGTACTATAAAACTCTTTAACTGTAGGAACTAAATATATATCCATAGAAAGCAACTTTTCCTTTGCACTATCATCATAATTCCAATCAAATGCATATTTCTGAAGTGCTCGCTTGAAATGCGATCTTATTGAATCGTTCCGATCCTTTGTCGCGATACGTATTCTTATGTTGTTCTTTCCATTCAGAATCTGGTAGTTAGTTAAAAGATCAAAGAGGTAATAAAATTCCATATCCGTGGAGCCCGGACGATTATAATACACAACATACCCAGCGGGATAAACTTCAACTTCTTTCTGTAGCTCGCGGTCATACGAGTAAACTGCATCATGTTTAATAATTAAAAATGGAGCAGTCAAAGATTCTATCGTTGCAGGTAAATAATCATCGGTAACAATTACCTTATGATACGTAAGTTGAGGGTAATAAAAACCATACTCCTCTCTCGGAAATTGATTATCTCTGATTAATTCATTCATGTCTGCGATTATAGATAACATATAGCTAATCGACTTAGGCTCAATTATATGGATTTGTTGCCCATCAGAAACCTTTATATTATCTAATTTAACTGCTTTCGGCTTTCTTTTTCTTCCCGCAGGTTTAGGAGGATCGAAGAAATCATAAAAGTCATGATCAAAATCATTGTCATGGTTATAAACAAACAATAGCCCTCTAACCTCACTATCCCCAACGCATATATTATATTTATCTCGCCACTCTGGACTATATTGAGCACAGGAAATTGTATATCCAAGCGATGTGAGCGCTTTTTCTATCATGTCAGGATTGATAGAACCCTTAGAGTAACTTTTTAAGTCAGTATTCAATAAAATAGTTTTATTTAAATAAGGGTCTTTATAGCTAAAAACCACATCGACAGGGTGTGTATGAGCCTGCTTTTTATCGAGTGGTTTATGGTTTTCTTCGTCAATACATCCAAAGTCCTGATCACACGGCCCTGATATGCTCCATTTAAAGCGCTCGAAAATCTTCGACGATACTATCTTTGCTAACTCTTCTATCGGTCCGTTCTCAGCCACAACACATCTCCTTAACTCAACCTTTCTCGGCAAAATCCTATGGACAAGATAAGTAAATCATTATTGCTTTGCAAGAATGTAGGTGCATTATGCCATTATGCTTAGTGGTGAAATATGACATCAAGCGCGCGCTCGTAGCCCCGCCACGCCTGCCCGCTTTGTGTAGTGGTTTTCATGCAGGTGCACGATAGGTCGGAAAGCGCGTCAGTTCTGGCGACCCCGACCCGTTGCGATCCTTTTTGGATCATGCGAATCCATGCACCATAGACATGCACTGCGTTCTCAAACCGCAGGATGCTATATGGGAGGGAGTTTCCCATGGTGCGGAATCACTAATGCTTACTCTCATCCTGCCCTACTCCATATTCATTCAGCCTGGTAACCAGATCGCTTGTCAGCTCCGACAGCCACGAAATCGCAACCTCCTTGTCGTCATCGCTACAATCTGAGCTGGCGACCAGTCGGGCCATAAGCTCTATCCGCTGCAGTGCAAGTGACTCCATGAACAAATCGTTCACAACTCCCTCCCAATATTACTGTTTATATATACAGTACAACATATGATTTTAAAGCTGAAATAGTTTTTTACTCAGTTAATCCTTTGATTAATAGATATGCTCGTTCCTGAATTTTTCAGTACCACTGACGCCATTTGTCATCCTCCTGTAGGCGCTGGTTCCGATAGAATAGGCGCAGCCCGGCTCCAGATGGCAGGCTGCCGCCACGCAGAAGCAGATCCACTTCCGTTTCGCAGGCGTCAAAACCTCTAGACCTTAACTCCGCATCAAGCTGCAGGCGCTGGTGATCCGTAATTTCCTGTTTGTACCCTTTTCGCCGCTTCGGTTTGACCAGCCGCAGCCTAGCCGTCAGCTCGCGCAGCTCCTTTTTGCTTATGTTTTCGAAGTCCGGCAGTGCTGCAGGTTCTTCGCTGCCCGGTAATTCGCCCCCTGTCTGGTACGTTTTTTCAACAGGGGGACAGTTATTGCCACGAGTCCAAGGGGCGCAAGCGCCCTGGTCGGCTGTCGCCTCCTGAAGGTCAACGGCTTTACGGACCATTTTCCACTTCACTGCATGAGTGCAGATCCGACCCTCAATGATCTGGGACCAGATGCCATAAATACGAACACCGTGATCGCCGTAGGTGCTCGGTTCGTCGTTAAGCTCATAGGCAATTCTGACAAGGTGATGTTTACGGGGAACCAGGACGCCGCCCTGTTTCATGATGTAGGTGGCAAAACAACCAGCATCCGCTGCGGCCAATACAGCATCCAGACGCGGGTTTTCCAGAACAGGCGTGCCTGCCTTCTTGTCACCCTGCGCCCTGGCAGCCTGACCGGCCAGCAGGCGCAGCTCACGGTATGCCTGGCGGCCCGGAATGCCAAAGAAGCGGAATTGCTGTACACGGTGCAGCGAAGCCCAGGCGTTTACGTTCTCAGCGTTATCGCGCAGCGATCTGCCCGTTTCTTTACTGATTTCCTGCGCCAGTCCGCGCCCGTCAATATTTTTACTGATGTATTTGGCGATATAGCTGGTCGGTGTCCCCTTGCGCGGGTTAATAAGCTCAGACTTGAATCGCGGCCCGGTATTGGTGCCCAGCTCCTCCCGGTCCTCACGAATGGCGAATTTACGCAGCAGCGCGGTGATGGATTTTCGGTCCTTTTTGCGCATGAAGCAAAGCAGGTGCCAGTGCACGGTGCCGTCATGGTGTGGCTCAGCAACGCGAACGCCATACCAGCGCAGCCCGGCTTTGTGCATAGCCTTACGGAAGGCGGCAAACATATTCACCAGGTAATCGCTGCTCTGGCGGACCGTGGCACTGGTCCATTTCGGGTTCGGCCTGCCGTTATTGAGCGTTGCGTGAAAGCGTGACGGGCAGGTGATGGTATAGAACACGGCGCATTCACCACGCATTTCTGCGATCAGCTCCAGCCCCTTAACGCAGGCCATCATTTCGTTGCGCCGGTGCGCCGGATTGCTGCTGCTGGCGTTTACCACTTCTTCCATACCCAGCGTGTCACCTTCGGCGTTAACCAACTCATGCGAGCGGAAAAACTCCAGTGATTTGCGACGCTGTTCGCGTTTGTGAATCACAGCTTCATAGCTGACATACGGGGACGCTTTTTTGTTAACCAGGCAGACAGCGCGCAACTGTTCTTCCCGCCATTCACACCGCATCTGCCACAGCTTGCGATACCACCAGTCCGCGCAAAGCATACGGGCAAGCGAGCCCGGAATAAGCTCGTATGGAACCGGCTTACGGCGGTGCTTTTTACGGCGTAGCTGCTCGAAAGCAGGCGGGATAACATCAAGGCGCATAGCCTCAGCGGCCACCCTTTCCCATGACCGGCGGATCTCTTCCGGCGTAACGTCTTCATCCATAAACAGCTCACCGCAGGCAGCATCCAGACACATGCTCATGTGTGCCGCCACCAGGGTTGACAACCGCTTAACCTGCTCCTGATTCATTTCGGGCAGGACCAGCAAGCCCTCCAGCCCGTCGTGGCTCGCCATAAAACGGAATGACGCAGAAATCTGGGTGGTACGCACGCGCTCGAGGCGTTCCAGGCACGGCCTGATAGTTTCACGCAGATAGCGGGAATATGCCTTCGGTTTTCCCAGGCCCTCTAAATATTTAATCCGTTCAAGAAGCGGCTTACTGATATGCGCCGGCTGGGCGCTCACGTCAGCAACGATGACCAGATCGGGATTGAATTGCTGCTGTTCGCGGGCCATTTTGGCGCGGCTTAGCAGCTGGTCCTGCTCCATTTCCCGCTGAACAGGATCACGGGATTCATTGAAGAAATAGCGATCCCAGACCTCATTACTCAGGGCTTCGCGGCGCAGCTGTTCCTGCTCGTTATCCGCAGCATAGAGAGTAATCAGGTTTGAAAGCACGGATGAAGTGGCACGCTTATCTGTATCCAGATAAGGGTTAACCGCTTTCTTTTCAGCATTCCAGGAATAGCGGTAATTGCTCATGCGATCTCCAGTTCAAGCTGGAAAGGCTGCAACCCTTTTGAGGACCATTCAGAGATAGAGGGCGGCCGCACTGCCTCGATAGCGCCTTTAAGAATGGCGCAACGGTTTTTCAAAATTACGGCTTTGAGCTCTTTTTCGCTAAGACCGCGTGAATACTCAGCCTCGCGGATAGCCCTGGTTAGTTCAGGATATTTAGAGTTGAATTTAGGAACATTGCAGGCCAGATTCGTGCTGTCAGCGGTGGCGAGTGGATAATTGCCCATCACACGCCCATCCAGCATACGCAGGCCATGAACTCTGGTTTGAAAGGTATATTTGCAGTAAATAGTTTCGAAAGCCTCCTGCATACGACGATGCCAGCGCTCTGTCCTGATAACCGCATATTCTCCAGATGACCCAAAACAAACCCGGGGCCATTCGCGGCAAAGCTCAACCAGACGATCTATAGATTCGTGCAGGTGCCAGACAGGAGCCGCCTTATCCCGAAACATGCGAGGAACCTGACGAATCAGTGCATCGTTATCACTTTCTCCCCCCTCCACAACATCAGGGATCACGAAAAAAGCCACTTTAGGATGGTGGTAATAGCCAAGCAGCCACTCATAGAATTCGCACCAGTTAATAACCAGGCCCCGCATCCATGCTGAAAATGCTCCGTTATCGATACCCACTGCGGCGGCAAAATTGAGAGATGCTGCAATCTGGTCCGGGCGCACATATGAAACGAAAGCACCGGCTCCGCTCACCGCAATGCGATGAACATCACCGGCACTCCCCCAAACAGGCGTCCCGTGAAAATGATGGGCCCCGAGCTGCGCCCCTTTCACGCAGGCACCTTCCATACAACAGAGCAATCAGGGCCACCTGGATCGACGCTTATGCACATCTTTGGTTTAAGCACCGCAATAAGCTCGTCAGCTTTTTTCCCTTCGCCCGCGGCAACGCCAATACTGCGTTTTGTGCTGATGCGGTGAAGGGTGAATTTTCGATAAAACGAACGAATCAGGCGGGTGTCGCTATTGGACACGATGATCGGATGGCCTTCTGATGACCGGCGCACCAGAATAGATGCCAAATCATACTGGTCATCATCAGAGAACCCGGCAGTGTGATAACCGCTAAAAGTACCGTCATAAGGCGGATCGCAGTAGACAACATCACCCGCCTGCAGCATTGTCAGCGTTTCGTCATAACTGGCGCAGATGAACGTTGCGCGCACAGCCTTTTCAGCAAATGCACGTATTTCATCGACAGGCAGATAAGGCTTTTTGTAATTACCATATGGAACATTGAAAAGACCGCGCTGGTTATAACGGCACAAACCGCGATAACAATGACGATTAAGGAAAAGGAAATAAGCTGCCTTTTCTATTGGCTCCAGGGGAACAGTGTTAAAAAACAGGCGGCAGTTATAATAATCTTCTTCCGTGGTGAACTTGGAGAAAATACGCTCTACCAACTGAATAAAGCTGTTAACGTCTTCTTTAATCACCTGATAAAGATTTATAAGGTCAGGGTTAATATCCGCGATAAGATAATAAGGATAGTCTGTTGCCATCATCACAGCGCAGGAACCTGCGAAAGGTTCAACCAGTCGAGGGCCATCTGGGAGGTGCTTTTTGAGTTCGGACATGATGGCGGTTTTGTTTCCCGCCCATTTCAGGATAGTGCTCATACAACGCCTCCGTTGTAGTGCTTGCCTTTAAGCTCTGCGATTTCCTGACAGGTCACACAGCACTGCACGCCCGGAATAGCGCGGCGGCGAGCTGGAGGGATCGGCGCATCGCATTCGATGCAAAGCACACGGGAAACGCCCGGCGCTCTGTTGCGGGCAGTGTGGATGTGGCGCTGGCGTTCTTCTTCAACGCGCTGTTGTACGAGGTCCATAGAGTCAGCCATTAGTGGAGCTCCTGAGATTCGTTTTCGTAGCGGGTTGCTTCGCAGCGCAGTAGTTCAGCTGCTTCAACACCGTTTAACCCTTTGTTGGTGATGTGGGTTGCCAGCGCCTCAAGGCGGATTGAAACTGCGAGCGCGCGGCCTTTGCGCTCCTCACGTTTGGCAATATCGATCACCGCCATAAGCGAATCGGTTTCGGCTACAAACATTTTTCGTAATTCTTTCTGCATTGTTCTCTCTCCTAAATTTGGGCAAAAGAATGCCCGGCGGGTTTACGCCATTAATTTCTGTTGTGGGTTAATTCGGCATGGTTAGCCGTTTGGGAAATAAGCTCACCACTGCACGAAAATGATTCATTGCTTTAACCAGTTCCCGCTTTTCGTCAGTAGTCAGATCACTAATATTGACGCCGTGACTTTCTGCCGGAATTTTTGCCATAAAGAATATGGCAGCCAGTGCGCGCTCATTTTGTTTATGGTTTATATCGCGACGGTCGCGCATATCTTTAATGAACCTTTCAAGCTCTGGCTCAATATTCAGACCAAACACACTCGCCCTTAATTCAGCTATATGGTTCAGTCCTTCAAGCCGTTGACCCGGGCTTAGTGGGACAGTCGCAGAAGTACCTTCAATAGCCATGGTTTCACCTGTTTGGTAGTGCTCAGCCCTGCCAGCAGTTCGTCCTGAGAGCGGGACGGGTGCCAGCGCTTGCCATCTTTCCCGATAATCCAGCCATGGCCGCAGTGCATACCCTGGCTTTGTTTAACCAAAAGCGATGCGAATGAGGGTTCTTTATTCAGCATAAACACCTCAGATCAGACCAAATGAAGCGCTTAGACCCGTCACTGTATCAACAGCACTTGCCATTGCCGGGTTGTACTGCAGGCGCGCATGCAAGGAAACAGCTGTAAGTGCCATCAAACGAGTAACAGAATTGATGCTTTCGATAACCTGGCGGCGTTCCGTTGTTGTCTGGTGTTCACCAGAAACAGCGCTTGCTGCAACGCGACCGATCTCTGCTGTAGCATTCAAAACGTAATGAGGCATTTTCTCGCTGGCTACTTCGTTCAGCGGCACACATGGCAGGCAATGGATTTGAGCTAGGAACCCATCAACCAACGTGGAGTCCTCAGTGATATCCGTCAGCAGCCAAATATCCGGCGCCGTGAGTTGATGCGGTTGCTCCGGGTTTAGTTTGTTGCGCAGCGTCTGGACGTTCATGCCTGCGCTGTCCGCCAGCTTCGCCATGTTGTGGCGCAATGCGAAAGCGCGGCAGGCCTCATCAAAGTGTGGATGTTTGGAAATCTTATAATCAAACATGTGAGCCTCTTAGAAAGTTCTCATAATTGAACTTACTGACCAACAACAACGCGGAAGTTGGAATGACCAAGGGACTCACGAACCTGATCGGTTTTGTACATCAAGTAACGAAGACATACGCGCCCCTTATTTTTCTCCTTTTTGACCATGTATTTAGCCAATTGGCCATGATGGATTTTTTGATAAACAGAGCCGCGAGAAATGCCTTCCCATTCCGCGAACTCTGCAGGTGTAGCCATCTCTTTTGGTACTCGAATTGAAATATCTGTGCTCATAGTGCAGTATCTCTTAGTTTGTTTTCGTTTCATCTCGTTTTATGTGGTTTGGTTTTGCTTTTCAAACCATGAGCGGATATTAGGATCACTTTTTATATGCGTCAAGGGGTTTGATTATGAGTTTAATCAAGGCAGGGAATGACAGTGGTGGCCGTGATGCGATCAACAGGCTTATTAAGGCCTACAATTTCAGCTCACGTCAGCAGCTCTGCGAACATTTGGAAGTATCTAAAAGCACTATGGCTAACAGATACTTAAGAGATAGCTTTCCCGCTGAGTGGGTAATTCAATGCGCCCTAGAAACAGGAATTTCCCTTCTCTGGCTAGCTACCGGCCAGGGGGATATGTATGCGAGTGAGAACGAAGAAAAGAATCTCAAAAACGAAACCTCCGTCACGGTAAGACCACTTTCTAAAATCGTTGCTCCCAGTATCAAACATGCTGAGCTGAAGAACGGCGAGCTGCAGCCGTGTGATGAAATCCTTCTCGATAGCAGACTGCTGGATAGTGAATCTGCCCACTCTCTTTTTGTAAAAACAGCTAGTGATAGTTTCGTTGTGGATACGTCTGTGAAACAAATCAGCAATGGTTATTGGCTGGTAGACATCGACGGCGTTAAAAGCTTCGTTAAGATTGCCCGTATTCCTGGCAATAAAATTGTGGTTCATCAGGATGAAGCATCCTTTGAGTGCGCTGTAGATGATGTAGAGGTAGTTGGCCGCGCAGTAAAAGTCATTAAGAGCATCTAACCATGACGATTAGAAAGCAGCCGAACGGAAAATGGTTGTGCGAATGTTACCCGAACGGGCGTGACGGCAAGCGCGTGCGCAAGCAATTTTCGACGAAGGGCGAGGCTGTAGCATTCGAAAACTTCACAATGGATGAAGTGAACAAAAAGCCGTGGCTGGGTGAAAAGGAAGATCGGCGGCATTTATCAGAATTGATTGAGCAGTGGTACTCACTTTACGGCCAGACGCTAGCAGACCCCAAGCGCCTAATGGCGAAACTGAACATTATCTGCAATGGACTGGGCGATCCTGTCGCTTCTGAGTTAACCGCAGGTGATTTTACCAAATATCGGGAAGCGCGATTAAAAGGTGAGATACGTAGCGAAGACGGTGGGCTAATGTCGCCAGTAAAGCCCCGCACGGTAAACCTGGAACAGCGTAACTTATCATCCGTTTTTGGCACTCTGAAAAAGCTGGGCCACTGGTCAGCGCCTAATCCGCTCGCCGGGCTACCAACATTCAAAATAGCAGAGGGTGAATTGGCGTTCCTGGCTTTGGACGAAATTAAACGCCTGCTTGACGCCTGCGCTGACTCTCAAAGCCCTAACCTATTGATGATCGTAAAGATATGCCTGGCTACCGGCGCGCGGTGGAGTGAAGCCGAAAACCTTCAAGGCCATCAGTTATCAAAATACCGGATCACCTATACCAAAACTAAAGGCAAGAAAAACCGAACTGTACCGATATCTCAAGAACTGTACGACGAACTCCCTAAAAATAGAGGTAAGTTATTCACCCCTTGCCGAAAAGCCTTTGAACGCGCAGTTAAACGAGCCGGTATTGAACTACCTGAAGGTCAATGTACTCATGTACTACGTCATACATTCGCCAGCCACTTTATGATGAATGGCGGAAACATTTTAGTTCTCCGAGATATTCTGGGTCATGCCGATATCAAAATGACGATGATTTATGCTCACTTCTCACCAGACCATTTAGAAGATGCAGTCAAAAAGAATCCATTATTTAGTTTAAGATAACGACTATGAAAACAACGATAAACCTTGAATTTGATATCGCTCAATTATTCGACACGATACGTAAAAAGACTACTATAAGACCCCCCATTGAAATTGAGGATGGTCTAACATTAATTGAAGACTTTGAAAAAAAATGCAATAAATTTAGAGCATGTCTAGATGCATATATTGAATCCCATAATAATCAATTATGCAGAAGAATAAAAAATAGATTACCGCCCTTAAACAAACTTCAATCCGGGATAATAAAATGCCTTGAGTGTTTTCTTTCTGGTGATATAAAAACAGCTTATGACACATTTGACCTTATGCTGAAATCCAGTTTGATTTCTCGTCAAATTGAAATGATTTGTATACCATTATCAAGTATATGCAATGATGAGACCCCCTTGTTCCGCGTCAGGAAATCAGATAGACCGCTATCATCAAGGAAGGATATGTTTCACATTCCATTCAAACAACGTCATCTAGTGAAAGCACAAAGATATTCTGTTGCCGGATTACCGTGCCTTTATCTTGGAACATCTCTTTATATATGCTGGAGAGAGATGGATAAACCCGACTTTGATAAGCTTTACATATCTTCATTTAAGACACAGCAAAAGGACAACTCGTTATTATTGCATTTAGGTCCAGACTTTCTATACAGGCCATCTTTAATTATTTCAAAAACAGATAGAAAATATGACTATGAGACCAAACTTGCCTATCTAGCCCTATGGCCTTTAATCATAGCATGTAATTATTTGAAGCAGCATGATAATGCATCCTTTAATCAAGAATATATAATACCCAATCTATTAATGCAGTGGATTAGCAGAAATAACAACACAGAGATAGCAGGAATTGCATATCGCTCAACCAAACTAGCATCAAATGCAGTGGGTGCCAGAGGTATTAACGTCGTAATGCCTCCTAAGATTCGATATGATGAGATGATAAAAAACGATTTCTGCCCCAAATTATGTAGTGTCTTTAAATTCACCCTACCAGTTTCATGGCAAGTTCTAAAAACTCTCGACTACAGATCTGAATACCAAGAAAGTAGAGACATAGAGATAATGAGCAAGAGATTAAGAAGGAAGAGAGACCAAGCGTTAACTGGAAGTATTGATGATGAAATTTTAAGCATCTACAATCTTACTGACTTTTTTAAGCTAGAAATATGTATGGATGAAATCCAGGTCTATGCAGGTGTAAAAGCATGTTAATACTGGCGGCAGTTTGGCGGCAGAACATTAAAAACACATAAAATCGATTAACACCAGATAACACTAAGACACTGTTTTTAAATGCAAATACTTGATACACCTATAATAAAAATAGTATGTAGAAATTTCGGACGCGGGTTCAACTCCCGCCAGCCCCCACTTTGATGGGACTGCAACCGGACAGCGGCAATAAAAACAGCCACTTACGGACACTGACCAGACAGTGCGCAGACCGAGAAAAGACAAAAATATGCACGTGAAATGCACGTGCACTTTAAAAAAACCCCAGATCTCACGGTCTGGGGTTTTTCTATTTGTAACTAAGGGTAACAAAAACACCTACCCCCTTTCGCGCTCCGCTCGCCTTGACACTGTTTATTATCACATTAAAAATACTGTATACAACCACAGTGGTTTTCCGGAGGCTTTTATGTTCGTTGAACTGGTTTATGACAAACGTAATGTAGAGGGGCTCGAAGGGGCCAGAGAGATTATCCTGGCAGAGCTGACGAAGCGAGTGCACCAGATTTTCCCTGATGCCGAGGTGAAGGTGAAGCCGATGCAGGCAAACGCCCTGAATAGCGATGCCAGCAAAAGCGATCGGGAAAAACTGAACCGTATGCTGGAGGAAATGTTTGAAGAGGCCGATATGTGGCTTGTACAGGATTAAATCTAGAACACTCTCATACGCAATGCTAAACTTGTCATCTTTCAGAATTGACTGATTTTTCAAATGTTAAAGTTATTTAGTCGCTACATTTCAGTAGGCGTAATTAACACTGCTATGCACTGGGTATGCTTCGGCGCGCTTCTTCATTTCTTCGAAGCTACTCAGGCTGTTGCAAACGTCTCCGCATTCTTCATTGCGGTTACGTTTAGTTTCTTCGCTAACGCAAGATGGACGTTCAAATCACAGGCAACGTCAGGGCGTTATATCGCGTTCGTCGCATTCATGGGCATCATGGCTGGAATGACAGGGTACATCGCAGATGCGATTGGTGCGTCGCCTATTTTAACCCTCTTAGCGTTCTCAGGATTCAGTCTTGTTGCCGGGTTCATATACTCAAAATTCATTGTCTTTAGGGATGCGAAATGAAAATTTCTTTGGTCGTGCCGGTGTTCAATGAAGAGGAAGCCATTCCAATCTTCTATAAAACTGTACGGGAATTTGAAGGTCTGCAGCAGCATGATGTTGAAATCATCTTCATCAATGACGGCAGTAAAGACGCCACAGAATCAATCATAAACGCGCTTGCTGTAGCTGACCCTCTTGTAGTTCCGCTGTCATTCACTCGCAACTTCGGTAAAGAGCCAGCGCTGTTCGCCGGGCTTGACAATGCAACCGGTGACGCGATTATCCCGATTGATGTAGACCTGCAGGACCCAATTGAGGTCATTCCACACCTGATTGAGAAGTGGCAGGCTGGGGCAGATATGGTGCTGGCTAAACGCTCTGACCGATCCACCGATGGGCGACTCAAGCGTAAGACCGCAGAGTGGTTCTATAAGCTGCACAACAAAATCAGCAATCCGCAGATCGAGGAAAACGTTGGCGACTTCCGCCTGATGTCTCGAAATGTGGTTGAAAACATCAAGCTGATGCCAGAGCGCAACCTTTTCATGAAAGGAGTTTTGAGTTGGGTTGGCGGCCGCACTGATGTTGTTGAATATGCCCGCGCAGAACGTGTGGCCGGGGATTCTAAGTTCAATGGCTGGAAGCTGTGGAACCTTGCATTAGAGGGCATTACAAGTTTCTCAACTTTTCCACTGCGCATGTGGACGTATATCGGTTTGTTCGTTGCCGGCATGGCCTTTATGTACGGAGCGTGGATGATTATTGACACCATAGCATTCGGAAATCCAGTAAGAGGCTATCCTTCTATATTGGTATCAATTTTGTTCCTCGGCGGTGTGCAATTAATCGGTATTGGAGTTCTCGGCGAGTACATCGGCAGGATTTATATTGAGGTTAAAAACAGACCTCGTTATATTTTGAAGGGAAATTAAATGGTTAGCTTTCACAAAAAAGAATTTTCATTGTTCAGTGCGTGGATATTCTCGCTCATAATAATATCGATCGGATACTACCCACTGATCAATGACAGGCTCTATCTGGTTGATGATATCACTAGGTCAATTAAAGGATACTTTGGGTGGATTGAATTAGGCAGACCACTAACAGAATGGCTTGCTATGTTCTTGAGCACCAGTTCTGACCGCCTTGCCGACATTACACCTTTGCCTCAGTTATCGAGTATTGTTGCGTTATCTTATTTAACAATTCTTTTACTTAAAAATACATTCCATAAAATAACCATTGGGAATGTTCTAATATGTATAACTGTAGCAGTAAACCCACTGTTACTTGGTAATATGTTGTTCAGGTTTGATTCATTATCAATGATATTGTCCATGTTGTTACCTGTTCTAGCGTGGGATTTGCTAAACAAAAACAGGACTATATATGCGCTAGCATCACTTATTGCATGTCTTTCTTTTTACCAACCAGCCATTGCAATATTCCCGATATTGGTAATAACTACATTTATTCAATCCAAAAAACACAACAACAAAAACATAGAGTACATAATAAAATCTGCTGGGCTAACCGTAGTGTCTTGCGTTTTATACTATTTCGTTGTTGTACTTAATACCATTAAATCCACTGAAAAGAGGGCAGACTTAACTACTGGATTAGCAAGTAACATTTACATAGGAATTAAGACCTCTATTTCAACAGCATTGCAATCTTATGGTCACGTCGCTGCTATATTAATAGCAGTAGCAACGTTAGCTTTTATCATTGTATACGCAAAACATATTATTGTAGTAGTTAAAGAGGGCGCGGGGAATTCAAGGTTTTTAAACCTTTCACTAATGGTATTTGCTCCAGTTGTAATATTAATTTGTTCTGCTGGAGTAAATCTGATTCTTAGTAATGGGTACTATCCAACGCGAGTTTTATTTCCAATAGCGTTTATAGTTTTCCTAGCCCTTGCCATCCCCGCCACATTCAATGATTTCTTTAATCGTATCGCAGCATATTTATCTATCGCACTGATATTCTCATCAACATCAGTGATTTATGCCACTGCATCTTCACTTTATCATCAGCAACGCTACGATTCATATGTATTATTTTCCTTAAGCGAAAAGCTTTCACTTTTAAAATCAAAGAAAAATACATACATATTCGGCGCAACAGACTATTCAGAGGCGTCAAAAACTTCAAATAGAGTATTCCCAATACTAGATCACATAAAGAACAACTACTATGACATGACATTAAGTCAGTCATTAGTTAACAATGGGATTAGGAACATAAAGTTCTCTGGCAAGGACAGGCAGATTTCCTATGAATTAGAGAAAATGGCTTGCAATGGTGAGATGAATCTTATTTACTCCATGCCTCAATACTCCATTTTCGAGAATGATAAAAATTTACTAATTTATCTCGGCGGGAGCATCTGTAATAAATGAAGATCTTAGGATAGTTTAAACTATTAACAAGCACATGAAGACATCAAGGGCGTAAATTACCCTTGATGTCTTACTTAATATTGTAGGCCAGACTATTTCTGGTGCTTTTGATGGGTCTACCGATTCGAGCGCATCAAGATAATCAAGCCACTTATTAAATGAGGCCTTTTCATCATCTTTCAGGCGGCCGAGTGCCAGTTTCGACGGCCATTGCTTACTATCAATGTATTCATTCGCCTGGCTAATCAGGGTTTGCTTCTGGAGTTCGGCTTGCTGAGCCCCTCTCCAAAATGGAAGCAAACGCGCGCGGTGTGAAGTACGCCGAGCGCCTGCTCGGGAGATACAAAACCAGATCGTCAGTGGCACCTTTGAATATGCGAAATATTTCCCCAACTCCAAAAAGCTGGAACTGTTCGGGGTGGTGAAGAAAACCAAAAACATAAAGTCCTACCTGGACGAGTACCTGAAAATCTGCCAGAACCGCAACCTGTCCCCGTCGACTATCAACGGTTATGAAAAATGCCTGTCTGCGCTGTCAGCTCTGCATAAACTCCACGTGTCAGAACTGACGCCAGCGGTCCTTAAAAACTGGATAGCCAGCCGGAAAACAAAGCTGAAAACGACCAGGAATAACCTTTCGTTTCTGCGCAGCGCCATCGATGAAGCTGTTACGGATGGCCTGCTGAACATTAACCCGGTAACCCTAGTCAGCGCCAGCCGGTACCACGTGATCGACAGCAGCCCAAACGCCGACGATTACGAGGTTGACCCGTTCACGCCAGCGGAAACCCTCGCTATTTACCAGAGCTGCCGGTACCCGGAATGGGAAAACCTGTTCCGATTTGCTTTCAATACCGGTCTGCGGAGCTCCGAACTGTGCGCGCTGCGCTGGCCTGATCTCGACAACATCGCGAACACAGCCCACGTTCAAGCGGCCAGTGTCGTAGGGGTACTTAAAGGCACCAAGACAAAAGCCGGTACCCGTAAGGTGGAGCTGAACAGTGAGGCGCTGGCGGCCCTGCAGGCGCAGAAGCAATACACCTTTATGAAAAGTGAGTTTATATTCAGCGATCCGAAAACGGGAGAACCCTGGGCGAACGCCGACGCGATCCGTAAAAAAGCATGGGTGCCGACCCTGAAAAAAGCTGGCGTTCGCTATCGTAACCCGTACCAGACGCGGCACACCTTCGCCACCAAGCATATTAGCCAGGGCGTTAACCTCTTCTGGCTTGCCGGACAGATGGGCCACAAAGGGCCGGAAATGATATTCCGCAACTACGGTAAATACCTAGCTGAATATGACGGTAAAACCGCGATTTCAGCCGCTCTGTAGCGGGGTAAATATTTCAAAATGTTGGACAGAATCAGGACGTTAGACAGATCTCAATATGCACGTAAAATGCACTTGACGCCTGCCACAGCGACAGAATTGTTTATTTTCAATGAGTTAAATACACTTCGGACGCGAGTTCAACTCCCGCAGCTCCACCAAAATTCTCCATCGGTGATTACCAGAGTCATCCGATGAAGTCCTGAAAGCCCGCACGGCGCAAGCCCTGCGGGCTTTTTTGTGTCTGTCGTTGTCCGAGAAAGATCTAACGTTGCGTCATGGCCCGTGCCATCGTTGAAATCCCCGCACTGCATATCAAAGCCCACCCCCTTTCCCGCAATCAACATAAACCATTGATATTAAATATTTATCACCTCATTTATTTCCGTTTCCTTTTGTTTTGTCGAACGATCTGTGAACAACACCAAAACATTAACAACAAGGAAACAATAATATAACTACAGAGGTGACCTTATGCTCAATAAAGAACGGCATTATGCAATTTTGACCTGGCTTAACAGGTACGAACGGGCGACGGTGAATCAGCTTGCGAAAGTATTTAACGTCACCAGGGAAACGATTCGCAGCGACCTGAACTTATTAGCGCAGGAAGGCGGCATTGAGCGATGCCACGGTGGGGCAATTATCAAACGCCGTATTTTTCATACCCAATCAGTCAATAATTTAGATAGCAATATCATTCATTTTTTTGACTCCGCGCAGTCAAGAAAAACGATCAAATCCCGACATAAAGGGCGAAAGATGAAAGGTAAAGTCTGTATTCTGGGTTCATTCAACGTTGATATTATTGCTAATGTCGATCGTTTCCCGCAAAGCGGAGAATCTATTTTCTCCGAAAATACCATTATTGGACCCGGCGGCAAAGGCGCCAATCAGGCGCTGGCCGTAAGCAAATGCAATGTTAAAACCCATTTTGTCGGTAAGGTGGGTAACGATCAGTTTAGTCAGATGGCCTTTGAACATCTTTCATCTTCTGCTATCGACAGCTTCACGCTTTATCAGGATAAAGATCAGAAAACCGGCACCGCGCTTATTTATGTTTGTCAAAGTGATGGTGAAAATATGATTGCCATCAGCCCTGGGGCCAATCGGTCCATTACAGCCGATGAAGTTGAAGCTATTACCCCTGAAGTGAAAAACGCAGATATTTTTTTAACCCAGCTGGAAAATAATCTACCCGCTACCTTTCGGGCCATTGAAATTGCCCGCCGTAACGGGATTAAGGTGGTTTTGAACCCTGCCCCCTGGTCATCTGATGTGGTTAGCTGCCTGAAGAACGTGGACTTTCTGACCCCAAACGAGACTGAGGCCTCATTGCTGTCCGGCATTCATATCGTAGACCTTGCCAGCGCGAAGGAAGCCGCCAGAGCCATTAAAGCGAAAGGGGTAGGTCACGTCATCATCACCATGGGAGCGAAAGGCGCGCTTATTTATGACGGTGAGCAATTTATTCATATCCCGGCTCTGAAAGCCGTATGTGTGGATACCACCGGTGCTGGCGATGCCTTCAACGGCGCATTCGCCGCCGCGATGGCGAAAGGGGAATCCATTATTCAGGCAGCAAAATTTGCCTGTGCTTTCGCCTCTTTGGCCGTCGAAAAAGAAGGCGCATCAAATATGCCTGAATATAAAGATGTCCTGACCCGCCTCGCGCAATATAACGATAAAAAAATTCTCACCGAGAAAATTTAA